CGGTGGCTACGCGATGGTGCTGTTCGCCGTGTTGTTCGATTGGGTGACGCCGAGTCGATAGCCGAAGTAGCCTTGCGCGACCGACATCACCGGCCCCGCGAACAGCGCCGCCCACTTGAGCGCGCGATCTTCCTGCGACTCCGGTGCGTTCGGCAGGTTGACGTTGATCGCCTTGGCCGACGAGTCGCCACCGCGCGCGAGCGCCAGCGCGAGGATCGCCATTTGGCGCGACGCCGGATCGGCGCGGTCGCCGAGCGTGGCCATCGCCGCGTAGCGTGCTTCCTCCGCGCGCGCCTTGGCGATCTCGACGTTCTGCTGGCTGGTGATCGTGAGTCGATACGATTCCAACTGCATCGCGTAGTTCGGGTCGAGCGTCGTCGCGCATCCGCCGAGAAACGCGGCGACGACGAACATCGAAATGTGCCGCATGGTTCAGACCTCCATGTAGAAATACCTGCGCCGCGTCTGGACGAGCAGTTGACCGGTCTGGATTCCCGAGACAGTCGGGTTGCCGCTGACGCCGCGGCATTGCGCTCGAATCGAATACGTGCCGCCCTTCGTAGACGCCGCGACGTTAATCAGCCCGGTCGATGCATTCCACGGATTCGCCGTGTCGCCGCTCGCGCCCTTTTGAAGCGTGATATTGGTCGACCCGCTGTTGACGAACGTCAGCCCGAGAGGCAGGTCGAATTCCATATTGAAATACGCATTAGTGTGTGGGTCGAGCAACACATAGTCGAGCGCCGCGAATTGCTGACCAGCGAATTTGCCGGGGTTGTAATTCGCGACCGGATTGGTCAGCGTCGTCTTGGTCTGACCGGCCGGTGGGCTTGGCACATCCGAGCCGGTGTAGAACGTGAACGTGATCGCGTTGTAGCGCAGCGTCCCGCTACCTTGGCCGCTGTCGCCCGAGTTCGTCATTGCGGCGACGCCGACGAACACGCCGTTGAGCAGATCGGTCGAGGTCCACCCGGCGGGCGTGAGCAGCGTGTTCAGGCTCGCGCCGGTGCCGGTCGCGACGAGCGTCTGCACCGACGAGCCAGTCTGCCCCGCGTAGTCGAACGACTTCGACGGTCGCAGGTAGACGATGGCCTGCCGCGTCATGCCAGCACCGCCGCCGCCGACGGTGAAGTCATTCGTACCCTGCACGCGGATGCCGTTGAATGACTCGCCCGGCGGGATACCGGTCGTCGTGAACAACCACACCATCCACTTCGTCCCCGCGCCGATGCCGACGACGTTGGTCGGCACGCCCGCGGGGAGCGACCACGGATAGTTGCCGTAGTTGCTGTCCTTCGTAACGTCAGCGGCGGCGACGTTGGCGACGATGGTGGTGACGGCCATGTGCGGTCAGTCGTATGGAACGAAGTTGAACAGGATCGCGCCCGAGTTGATGTAGATGATCGAGATCATCGTGTACAGGGCACCGTACACCGCGCCGCCTTGCGGCATCCGATACTGCGATCCAGTCGGCAACGTGATCGCGCCGGGCGACACGACCATGATCCGCGCGACCTGCCCGAGCGACGCGAAGGTGAAGCCGGCAATGCTCGACCCCGCCAGCACGCCATAGCCTTGATACAGGCGGAAGTCCGGCGTCCAGTTTGTCATCACGGCGCTCAGGTTGTTGAAGTTGCTGCCGATCGCGCCATAGGCGACGTTGATCCCGCCATTCTTGTCGAACGTCAGCCGCTCCTGCGTCGAGCCGTTGGCGACCTGTTGGCGAAAGTGGATGTTCGGGCCGGGGCTGGCGGTGTTCACATCTCCAGAGGCGAGGCCGAGGTAGTGGTCGTAGTAGACGTCTGTTGTGGAAACGATGCGCGCGACCGCATTGGTCGTCGACTCGTGAATGAGGATGCCCGCGTAGTAGGGCCGGTAGATGTCGATGGTGTACAGGTTCTGGCGCGTCCCGAGTGCGCCGCTGAATACCCAATTGTGCCCGGTCAGGTTTTGTTGCGTGGTGCGCCCAAGCTGTAACGCCAGCGAGGACGTATTGCCGGCGTTGTCGCAGGTGTAGGTGCCCAACCAATCGGCCGATGCGTTCAAGTCCATGATGAATCGGGTCACGCCGCCCTGCCGCCAAAGCACTTGGGCGTTCTGCCCAGCGATGGATTCGAGCCGCAGGTAGGTGAGCCCCGTTGGGCTGGCGATGCGCAAGTCGAGCGCCGTGTCGCCGGTCTTCTTCAGGTACTGCGTCAGGTCAGCGCCAGCCGTCGGCGCGAGCGCGGCGAAGTTATCGCGGATCGACGTAATCGCCGCCGACCGCGTCTGATCGATAGTCGGCTTGGTAGGGTCGAACGCATACAGCGTCGGCGCGTCCTGCTGCCCGGCCTCGACGTCGGCCAGTGCGACCGCCTCTCCCTCGATGGCCGGGGCCATGCGGTACGGGGAGATCAACCAGCCGGGCGGATTCGACTCCGGCGGCGGGACCGGCGGATCGGCGGGTGCGGGCGGTTCGGTCGTGTCGGCCATGATCAGCGTATCCCTCGGAATGCCCACGACGCGGTGCCCGCCGCCGGAGCGTTCGCCTTGAAGTACCACACATCGAAGGTGTTGGTCACCCCCGTCCCGACGATCACGTTGTCGAACGTCGCGGTGACATTCGCCACGTTGCCTTGCGGCGTGACCTGAATCGCCACCCATGCGGAGTAGCGGTTTTCCAGCGTGATCGTCGCCTTGCCGGTCGCCCCGACGCTGACGCTGCCCTGCTCGGTGATCAGCACCGCGACCAGTGACACGGTCCAGTTCTGGAGCGAGCGGATCACAGTGCCGGCCGCGATATTGAGGCGGCAGCGAACATAGCGCACCGACTTCACCTCGCTCGCCCCGATGGCCGTGTAGGTCACGTTGTCGAGCGAGGTCTCGACCGTCATCACCACGCCACCCGCCGGCCCATTGAGTAGCGTATACGGTGCGGTGCACGTGACGCGCGTGCTGATCGGAACGCCGAAGTCATACGGCGTCGTCTGCATGGTCGCGGCCACGGCATTCGGCGACGCGATGATCACGTCCTTCAGCACGTCGTTGAACGTGCCGGTGTTGTTATTCGGGTCGGTCGCGCCGTCGGCCCACAAGCCCGCGAGATCGGTGTTGACCATGATCGGCGTGCCGCCGCCGAACGGTGTCCACACTTGACATTGCGTGGTCGTGTAGCCGAGGAACGGATTGGGTCCGACCACGTTCAGGTTCTGGTCGGCCGTGACCTGCACGGTCTGGCGCGCCTCGGTGGCCGAGTAGTGGCCGGTCGTGTCCTTCGCCTTGATCGCGTAATCGACGGTGCCGACCGGCTGCGAGTTCAGCACGGTGTTGGTCGCCTGCAACTTCGACACCGGCACCATCGCGCTCCACGCCTGCCCGACCGTGCCGCGGCGAATCTCGTACTCGTCGCGGTCGAGGTCGGGGATCGCGGACCACGACACATACACGTTGCCGCCCGCCTCGATGCAGACGAAGTTCGCCACGTCCGATGGCGGCGCGGTCTTGCCCAGCACCAGCAGGTCGGCCGACGTAACCTGCGGAGAGACCAGCCCGCTCGTCCCGACCGCGGCGACGATGGCGCGATAGACGTGCTGCTCGTCGACCGCGGTCGAGATGTACTCGCTGATCGGCATGTTGCTGGTCTCAATGTACACGCCGAGCGTGGCATCGAAGATCGCAATGGAATAAAACGCGACCGGCGCGCCGGTGGCATCCGGCCAGTCGATGCGCAGCCGCGGCCGGAAGTCGCCGTTCGCGAACTGGATCAGTTCCTCGGCCATCGTCACCGGCCCCGCAAGGTCGGGCGCGACGTTCGACGGCGGCACCAAATCGCCGGGCGCGATGATCTCGCCCGGCGGCGGCAGCGGGTTGTCGGTGAACATCGCATCGTTGTAGCTTTCGGCCGTCACCTGCCAGCGGCCGAATCCCTGATCGACCATGTTGACGATGGACAGCTTCGCGCCATGCAGGCCGTACTCGGGGAACTCCATCGCCACGACATCGCCGGGCCGATAGTTGATCGCCTCGTCGAACGCGCGCCACGACGCGGCCAGTTGCGAATACAGGATCTGATTCAGGCGACGCCCCGCCACGCGCGACGCCATCTCCTGCCAGAAGATGCCGGGCAGATTGACGCCTGACTCGCGCCCATCGTCGAGCGCGTTGGCCGGCTGCGTGGTCGGGCGCGTGCTGGGTGGGTACGCGGTCCAGTCGGTATAGCTGACCGTGACGTGCGTCGGCAACTCGCGCTGCGAGCGCAGCGACAGGTCGAAGCTGTCCTTGACGATATCGCGCTTCGACAGGTTGAGCGACACCGCCCGCGCGCGCAACGGCGTGAGGTAGTAGACGCCCGCGCGCCGCCACAGCATACAGCCCGTGTACGCGGCGATCTGGTTCAGCCAGTCCTCGACCTTCTGCTGCGTGGTGAGCGCGAGCGCCATGCGATAGCGCGCGGTGGTGCCGACCACCTCGTCATTGAAGTCGGCCGCCGCCGAGAACGACGCCACGTCGTACTGCCCGCCCATACCATAGACCGTGCTGCTGATGTAATCCGCCAGACACAGCACCGGGTTGCTGTACTTGTCGCCGGTCGCAAACGTGCCGGTCCGCATATCGATGATCTTGCGGCCCGCGGTCTTGACGACGAAGTTCGGCGCGCCACTGATCGACACGGTGGTCGGCAGCGTGACGCGCACGTAGGCGTAGCCGCGCATCGTGTCGTTGAACGTCTTGCCACGGAACGCATACGCGGCCTTCAGCGGCGCATCGACATTCTGCGTCGTGGTGCCGAGATACTTGGCGAAGTTCGTCGCCCCGGTGTTGTCGATGTAGACCTCGTCGATCTGCATCAACTCGCCATAGCCCAGCGCGCCGAGCAGCAGCAATTGCCCGTACTGATCGACCACCATCCCGGCCATGCGCAGCCCGAGCCAGATCGGGTAGCCGTACAGCACCGGGATGATCTGGTCGATGGCCGACACCGACTGCTGCGTGACCTCGACCATGCGCGGCGCGACGTTGACCTTCGACGCGGGGATCGTGCTGCTGACATCGACCGTGATCCAGTTGCCGCCGACCGTCGGCACCTTCGGCTTGTCGGGGATGATCTGCGCCGTTTCCAGCGGGGTATAACGCGGCTTCTCCGTTATCCCCGTCTGGGTCGGCGTGTACGTGGGGCGTGTCTCGGCCATCGCTTACGGGAATTCGACGAGATCGACGGTGGCGGTCGACAGCCCGAGGCCGTGGAATACGCGCTTCGGCGGCGACGAGAACAACACCGGCAGCGGTGCCGGTGAGCCGCACGGCCCCCACGGGATCGTGAATGGCTGGATGCGGTTGGCGCGATAGAACGCGTCGAGCGTCGCCCACTCGGCCTCGTCGATCCCGCGCAGCGCGCCGCCGATGTGATGCTTCGGCTGGATGTAGAACGAGCGCGCACGGCCGGTGCCATCGACCGCGCGGTCGATCTTCACGTCGTCCTCAAGGTCGTCGTTGCTGGTCAGCGACAGCTTGTCGGCGAGCGTCGGCGGGAACGCGACGAGCATGCCCGGCCCGGCCGGATCGGCGGGCGTCTGGCCCGGCTCCGGCGGCAGCGGCAGCGGCGGCACGCCGAGCGGTGGCGGATCGATGATGCTGCTCATTTCGGCTGATCCTTGAAGATGATCACGACATTGTTCCAGTCGATGCGCAGCCCCTTCTGTGGCAGCACGCTGAATCCCAACTCGGGGCGAAAGCGTTGGCGCGGCGCATACATGATCGCCATCGCGCGGTCGAACAGCGTGAGCCGCACGTCATTGATCAGCGCAGGCGCGCCATCGATCACGCCCGAGAACGTGAGTTCGGTGTTCGTGTCGGTGGCGACCTCGCCGTAGAACAGCCACACGCGCACGACGCGGCCGACCACGCCCTGCGACAGAATCAGTTGCGTCATCGACGGATCGCCACCGGGCAGCGTCAATTGCTGGCCGCTGAAAACCCAGCCGCTCGACACCCACGTATGCCCCGACCACGATTGCAGTCCGCGCGTGCTGAAGTAGCGGACCGGCGCGAAGCCGATCTCGATCAGGTAGCCGGGGCGCGTGACCGGGGCGGATGTGTCGAGCGGCATCACTGACCTCCGCTATCCCCGCCGCCGCCGCCGTAGTCGCCGCCATAGGTGACCTCGGTTGCAATCCGATCATCCTGCACATGGATGTTGACGTTGTGGTCGCGCATATTGGCGACGCGCGTCGCGCCAGTGTTGAACGTGTCGGCCGACGCCTTCACCGCGTCGGTGATGTCCTTGATCTTGGTCGTGTAGAAGTCGCGATCCGTCTTGGCATCGTCGGCGATTTTCTTCATCGACGCGTCGAGCCGCTTGTCCGCTTCCTTCTGCACCTTGTCGAGACCGTCGAGGAATTCCTTGGACTTCGCCTTCTGTTCCTCGGGCGTGAGCATGGAGAACGCCGAGTTGATCGACTGATTCAACTGCTCCGAGATACGCAGGATTTCATCGGGGTCGGTCGCGTTCTGCAACTTCGTGAACAGGTCGCGCGCTTTCTTCTGCTCGCGCTCGTACAACTGATCGGGCGTCAGCGCGGCCTTCTCGATGGTGTCGCGCGTATTGCCGAACATCTCGTCCATGCCGGCCTTGGCCTTCATGATCCCGGTCAGCAGATTGACGGTTGCGACATACATCCCTTGGATGTTGGTCGTCAGATCGACAATGCCCTGCGCCGTCGTCGGCGTATCGTCGGCGAATTTCTTCAGCGCCTCACGCTGGCGGTTCCACCCCTCCAGTGCAGTCTGGTTCGCGAGTTCCCACGCATCGGTCGCATCGCCGAGCGGGTCGTCCATCGCGGCGATGGTCTCGACCAGTTGATGCAGCGCGCCCGCGGTGGCGATGATGTTGTCGACATCTGCGTCGCTGGCCGTCGACGCCACGACGACATCCAGAATGTCGGCAATCTCCTGCGGCAACTCCGACGCCTGCAACGCCGCCAGCAATGCGCGCTTGCTCTCGGTCCCGATGGCCGCCTGCAACGACTCGTCATCGCGTCCGGCATCGACGTTCAACTGCTTGAAGATTTCCTCGCCGCCCGCGCCATACACGCCGGCCGACACGCGCGACTGCGCGGTGCCCTGCGGATCAGTATCAAAGCCGAACGCGAAGCCGAGGTCGCTGCGTGCCGTGCCGCCAAGTCCCTCGACCGCCTGCTTATACGAATCGGCCAGCGCGTCGGTGAGTTGCTTGATATCCGAGTCCGCATGATCGGGCGTGTAGTAGCGGCCGCCCGGCACATCTTCCTCGCGGATGCCGGTGGTCGCGAAGCCGCCTTCCTTCGCGCCGCCCTGTGCCTGCGCGAGCAGCGTGTATGCGATGTAGGCGACCGCGATGATCGCGCCGATCACCGGGATCATCGCCACCATCGACGCGCCCAGCGTGGCCGTCGCGGTGGTAGTCACGGCCATCTCCGTCGCGAGCGCCGACGCGCCGCCGGTCGCCGCACCGAACGACGCCGCCATCCCGCCGCCGGCCGCCGCACCGAACGAGCCAGCCGCCACGCCGCCCGCGCCGCCCGCGAGTGAGGTCGCCAGCGCCGACGTCCCGAGACCAGCCGCGCCCGCGCCGAACGATGCGGCCGTGCCCGCGCCGATGGTCGATGCCGCGGTAAAGCCGCCCGCCACGCCCGCGCCGCTGGAGAACAGCGACGCCAGCCAGCCGCCGGCCGTGCTGGCCCCGCTGCTGAATAGGCTCGACAGCATCGACCCGCCGGTCTGTCCGACCGCGCCGCCCACCGCATCGCCCACGCCGCCGGTCATCGATCCGACCAGCGACACGATCCACTTTTTGACGGTCAACTGATACAGCACGTCGAGCAGGTATTTCTTCAGGTCCGCGCCGACACGCTTCGCCCAATCGCTGACGCCCTTCATGCCCTCGCCGAACGATTCGACGAACGACTGCCCATAACCTTCCGCGGTTTTCAGGAGATCGGCATTGGCCTTCACCGTTTCGTTGTAATCCGCAGTCGCCTGCCGCGCATCGCCCAGCGCATCGGCGACCTCATACAACCGGATCGCTTCCGCCTTCGCCTCGTCGCTCGCGTCGCTGGTCAGGACGTTGTTGAGCCGCATCTGCGCGATGTACTTTTCGCGCTCGCGCCCCACCAGCCCGAGCGCGGAACGTTCCTCGTCGAGCGCCTCGACCAGCTTGTTGTACTGCGCGCTGGTCGCCAGCGAATTGTTGAACTTCAGTTGCGCGGTCGTCGCATCGACGATGGACTTCAGCAGCGCCTTGTATTCCTCCGACGCATTCTCCAGCGCATCAATCGCGCGCTTCATCTTGTTCGCGGTGAGATCGGCCAACTGATCGCCGGTCTTGCCGAACGCCGCGCCCGCCTCGCGCGCGGCATCGCGCTGATCGATCAGCGAGTCGTACATCTTCTCGGCGTCGGTGACGCCCTTGGTGTAGACGGCCGACAGCGCGGCCAGCGAATCCGCGAGCGCCTTCTGTCCCGCGATGGCCGCCGGATCAAGCGACAGGATCAGCTTGTACTTTTCCGCGTACTGCTCGACCGAATAGCCCAGCTTCAGCCAGTTCGTATTCAGCAGGTCGAGCAGCTTGATGGTCTGCTCGCTGCGCCCCTCGGCCTGCGCGCGGCCGACGTTGTCCAACTGCTCGCGAATCTTGGCGAGCGCATCGGCGGCCTTGTTCGACTCGTCCTTCTGTCCGCTCAAATTCTGTTGCAGCGTCTTGGCATCGACCGCATGCTTCTGCGTCGCCTCGGCCGTCTTGACGTGCTGCTCGCCGAGACCCCAGATCGACTTGATCGATTCGGCCGCGGCCTTGGAGTTCTCGTTCATCTGGCGCTGCATATCCTCCAGCACCTTGTTGGCCGCGCTGAATCCCTGCGTCGCCAGCGTGACCGCAACGGCCACCAGTCCCGCCATGCCCAGCGCGAGATTCTTGACGAACGTCACGGTCACGACGAGTGCCGTGCCGAACACGCGCAGCGCGCCGCCCAGCACCTCGCCCAGCACCGACGCCACCGACCCGCCGCTCTCCGACGTTTTGCCGAACGCATCCAGCAATCCCGACAGCGCGGGCAGCACGCCCTCGACCACCTTGTTCATCATCCGCTGCGATCCGTCGTGCAGCAGGTCCAGCTTGTCCTTGAAGTCCTTCGCGCGTTTCGCAGCCTCGTCGTTCGACCCGCCGAACACTTCGATCTGATGGCGCGCGATCTCCAGATTCTCGGCCAGTTCCTTCGCCGCCTTCAGTGCATCAGTGGCACTTTTGCCGAGCAGCTTTTGTGCGGTCGCCGAGCGCAGCGCGGGGTCCTCGATCTGCGCGAGTTGCGCGATCACGTCCTTGTAGACATCGGTGCCCAGCCGCGCCTTGCCGTTCACGTCGGTGATCTCGACGCCCAGCGCCTTGAACAACTCGGCCGCCTTCGACGTGGGATTGCTCGCTTGAACGATCTCCGCGTTCAGCGTTTTCATCTGCTTGCTGAAAGACTCCATGCTGGTGCCCGACAGCTTCAGCGCGAGCGTCAGTTCGTCCAGCGCGGAGACCGGCGTGTCGAGCGCCGCGCCCAACTCCTGCAATTCGGCGGCATGATCGATGGCTTCGCTGAATGCCTCGCCGAATTTCTCGACGACCGCCGTGAGCGCGAACATCTTCGCGAAGTGACCGGCGACCTCGCCGCCCAGATCCTTGAACGATTTGGAGATCTCGCTCTTGGTCGCCTTCACCTCCTGCTCGACCCGTTGCAGCGCGTTCGTGAACTGCCCGATATCGAGCGACAGCTTCGCGACCAGTTCACCGAGCGTGGCCATTCGGCTTCCCCTTGGGCTTGCGCGTGACGGTGCGGTGCTTCAGCTTCGACGATGCGGTGATGAACGCGTGCGTCACGTGCGCCGCCTCACGCGCGCCCGCGGATGGTGGACGCCCGCGCGGTTCGGCCGCGGTCTTGTCGAGGAACGGCATGAAGTCGGACGGCTTCGCCGACCGGCTCCCGCCCATGGCGCGCGCGATCACGGACGCAACGATGCCCGTCCGTAGATCAGCGCGGAAATCGCCGAAGGGCTGTTGGCGGTAATACACAGCCCATTCGGCGATCTCGGTCGCCGGCATGGATTCCTCGATCTCTCGCACGGTCTTGCCGAGCGCGAGTGCAACGGTGAACAGGAAGTGCCGTTCCGGCGTCAGACTTTTGGGGGTTCGACGCCGATGCCGTTGTGCTTGTTCGCCTGTTCCATTGCAGCCTTGACCAACTGCCACGGCAACGACAGGACGTGCTGCACATCTTCCTTCACATCAGGATTGAAGACGTAGCTGTTGTCCTCGTTCACCAGCACCCGGCACAACGCCCTCGCGAGTGCGGCGTGGTTTTCCTCGCCGCTCGTCTTGAGGTCGGACTGCTGCGACAGAATCTGGCCGACGGTCAGGGTACGGAAGTACACCGTGCCCCATCCGTCGACCTCGGCCGCAGACGGCTTCGGGTTGGCAGTCGCAAGTATCGCGTCACGGATCGACATAGGCATCAGGCCGCTTGTGCGTACTGCGGTTGCTGCTGCTCACGTCCCGGCCCGCGACGCCCCGCACGCTGCGCGTCGGCTTCCAGCGCAGTCGGTCCCTCGATGAAGATCGGCGCGCCGGTGATGCGCAGCACGACGTTCGATTCGAGTGCCGCATTCACGCCGCCCGACAGCGTCATCTGGCGCACGAACGCTTGGAACAGCCACACGCCCATCGACTCGCCCGTGTCATCCTCGGGCAGCACCAGCCGCCACCAGAGGATCGTGCCGTCGGCCTTGGCCGCCTGCATGGTCTTCTGCGCGGGGTCGCTCGGGACGTAGTTCATGGTGAAGTTGAACGCGCCGAAGTCTTGCAGGCCCGGCCGGAATTCCATCGCCTCGCTACACATCGTGGTCACATCGATCTCGGACGCCTGACCGTCGAAGCCGGTGAAGTTGCGCGCCTCGCACACGTCATCGAAGTTGCCGGTGCCGATGCCGGTCGCCACGCCGCCCGACGTGTACGCGCCGAAGCCCGTCGCATCGACGCCCTCCAGCGAGAAGCCCGTGGGCGTCACGCTCGTCGCCACGCCGACCGCGCCATTGATCTCGACCATGCCCTGCACATCGGCGATCTCGACCACATCGCCATCGCCGAACGTGTTGGCCGCGGTGAACACCGGCGGGTTGGCCGCGGTGATTGCGGTGATCGGTGCCGTCACCGGCGCGACCTGACCGCCCTGCACGCCCAGCCGCGTGCCCTGCGAGGATACGGCTTCGCTCTTGAATCCAGCCATGATGAAACCTCCGTCTTACGTTGAGGTGAGAAGCCGCGTCTTTCGTGCGGCGGATGAGAGCATAGGCTGTGCTTCCCAAATCTGGAAGTCCAACGTACGCCGGTAAATACCGATGGTCGGTTCGTATCCGTCCATCGCCATGACAGGCACGTTCTTGTAGCCGAGTGCCGTGCCGCGCATGATCGACTCGATGGATGCGCCAATCTGTCCGGCTTCCATGACCGTCGTCGCGAACACGTCCACGCGATAGCGTGCGTCCGACAGATTGCTCTGCCCGCACAGGGTGTTGATCGGGATGCTCGACACGGCCGTATAGCGGATCGCCGGGAACTCCGGCGCATCCGGCAGGCGCACGGGATACACGCGTCCGTTGACCAGACCGGCCAGTGCTTTCTGGAGCGCGATGCCGACCGCGTTCATTTCTTCTTCCGCTCCAATTCGGCGATGCTGCCGACCAGCGATTCACGCATGAGATCGAGTGACTTTTCTTTCTCCGACTCGAAAGCCTGCGTCATGAAATGCCGGCCCTCGTATTTCACCGAGCCGAATTCCAGAATGAACCAGTACCACGGATCCCAATTCTCGCGGATCTGTTTCTTGCTGCCATGCCGCACGCCGATGTTATAGGAGAACACGGCGTCCTCGCGCTTCTGCCGCGCGTACGCAACGTTGTCGAGCAGCGCGCCGGATTCGATCAGACCGTAATCCAAGATGTTGTTCTTCGCCGCCTTCACGACATTCTTCGCCGCCTTGGCGACCGCGCGATACGCGAACTTCGTCTTGGTCTCCAGCGACAACCACTTCAGGTTGTTGGTCAGTTCCTCGACGCCCTTCCATTGGATATCGACGGCGGGCATCAGGTGATCCGCTTCGCCAGCACGCGCAGCCGCCGATTGCCCTGCTCGGGATTCAGCACGCCGGTAATGTCGAACACGCCGCCATGCTCGCCCTCGACCTGTGCGCGGTCAGTCGGGCGCAGCGGCGAGAACGGGTCGTAGCGGATCGAGATCTCGGCGTCCACGTCATCGATGTTGTGGGCCGCGCCGAAGTACTCGCGCGCGCTCACCGGCCCGACCGACGCCCACGCCGTGAACAGCGCGACGAAGGTCTCGACCGGCTGGCCCATCTCGTCCTGCCCCGGCGCGCGCCGCAGGAACGTCACGCGATGGCGCAGTTCGCCGGCCCTTATGCGTAGGTCAAGTTTGCCCATGAGTCGAGCAGGTAGGTCGGCATGAACGACGCGACCTCGACGCCCGACGCGCCGCCACCGTAGTTCGCCAGTTCGCGGACTTCGTAGTAGGCGCTCGCTGCGGCGAGGATGAATCCCTGCAAGTCGTCCGGCATCTCCGCGAACGATGCGAAGCCCAACTCGGCTGTGACCTTGATGCCGTTGAGCGCCACGCCGCGCGCGAACAATTGGAATCCCCACGTCTTGGGGTCAGCCGACGACAGCACGGCGAACTGACCGGCAGGAAGCGTCACGCCTTCGCTGTCGAGAATTGTCAATGAGCGCGCGCGGCCGCGCCGCACGATGAACGCGGGCGGGAAGTTCGCGGCGGTCAGCGCCGACACGCCATAGCCCGACATCGCATAGTCGGGCAGGTAGTGGCCGGCCATCAGGTCGCCTTCCCAGACCCGCACCGTCGGCCACACATCGCGCAGCAGGTAGTTCTCGGCCGACGCGACCGCCATGCCGATGTAGCGTTGCAGCAGCGGATCCTCGGCCGAGCCGGTCTCGATGCGCGCGTGCATCTTCAGGAGCGGCAGCACCTCGGCGATCACCCCGTCGCGGGTCTGCGTGAACTGCGTGAGTTGGAGCGGCCCCATCACGTCGGCGGCTCCACGATCAGCGCCCACTCGGGTTGCGCGTTCCCGCCGGGGATCGGCGGCGAACCGGAGGTCGGACGGCGGCACAGGAACACGCGGCCGTAGTGGCGCACGACATCGTTCAGCCGGTAGGTCTCGCCGTCGGTGAACGACCCGCGCCAGTTCCAGCCGATGCCGTTCGCGCCATCGCGCGACCGCTTCATCGCGAGTTGCCACGACGCGGCCGCGGCATCAGTGCCGGGCGTCATCCCCTGTGACTGCGCGCGCGCTGCCCAGAGCGTGCCGTCGTACGTGACCCAGTCGCCCGGCCCGTACTCGGCCGACGCATCGAACACGCCGCGGTAGTGGAACCCCTCGCCCGGCGGCCCGCGCATCTCGGCCACCTGTGAGCTCAGTCCGGTCACCGCGTTGTCGACCGCCTGCTTCAGTGCGATGCCGCCCTCGACGATCCACTCGTCAATCTTCTCGTCCATGCCGCGCAGCCGGGCGGCGGCATCGGCGTCGGCCTGCGCGGCGATCCGCCCGTACGTCCCGGCCACGCGCGCCTCGGACTCGGACACCGATTCGGCCAGTTCGTGGATGCGCGCCTCGGCGGCGCGCTCGCGCTCGGCCACCTCGGCGCGGACCACGGCCAGCCCCTCGGCCACGGCGGCCCGCACGGCCTCGGCCACGGCGGCCCGCAGATCGGCCGCTGTGCGTTCCAGCGCCGCGGCCGGGGCGGCAGCACCCGCGAGCGCGGCGGCCGCCTCCACGGCCCCGGCAAGGGCCGCCACGCGCGACTCGGCGGCAGCGGCTCCGGCGGCGCGCGCCTCGGCCTCGGCGCGCACGGCCCCGGCGACGCCCTCGATGCGCCCGCCCAGATCGGCCGTGGTGCGCTCCAGCGCGGCGGCGGGGGCCGCGCCCTCGGCCAGCGGCGCGACGCGCTCCAGCACGGCCGCAAGGGCCGCAGCGCGTGCGTCCATCTCGGCCCGCGCCTCGGCCAGCACCTCGGCGCGCAGCGCGGCGACCGACGCGGCAAAATTGCCGGTGGCCTCGGCCAGCGCGGCAGCGCCGGCTTTGTCCTCGACCGCGGC